TGTCATAGATACGTCCTATGTATTCCCCTTTTATTCCATATTCCTGCATGTCAGTATAGAACTGTTCTACCAGTTGCTTTGAAGGAACTATAATTAAAGCTCTACGTACTTTTGTTTTTTCTCTATTGTCCAGAAGGGCTTTTACGATATATGAGATAACCAAAGATTTTCCAGAAGCGGTAGCACTTCTAATAATTCCTTTAGTATATTTCAAGCAGTATTCTACAGCTTCTTTTTGATATGGATGAGGGAACAAAGATAGGTCAAACTTTATATCCAAGTCATCTCCCTTAAAAAGATTCTTTACATCGTCATCTATTTTAAGTTCAACGTCTGGATGTTTCTTATGCTCTCTTAGAAATTCAGGAAGTATTCCATAGGGGAAAGTTCCAGCAGGAGTAATCAACGGAGACTCACCATTCCAAACTCCTGCTCTATACTTAGGCATCCAATAATAGCCTTGTACCTTGTAAGTAAAAGCCTTTCTCATCGACTTCATATAGTCGTTTGAATTGGTAAGTATTTTTATTCTAATGTTCTTATATAGCGATAATCTTGCTTCAAATGCCATGTCTTTCTCTATCGGTGTATGTCTTCATCCTCCATCCTTGCTGTTCAAATGCTTTATAGCACATCTCAAAGAATCTTACTCTTACACCTTGTTTCTTTAACAACTTCTTCATTCTGATTATTTTCTTATCGGCTGGAAGACAGTATTTCTCAATTTCAGGTTTGCTCCATTCTTCATCTTGATTAAATCTATAGTGCTTATATCTTATGCCTGTTAGAGCTTCAAGTTTCCTTTCAAGGTCTTCATAGATATCAAGCTCCTTGTAGTAAAGCTCTTTGAACTTGATTATTTGAAAAGTGTTGTCTTGAAGCTTCTCTTGAATGTCAGTTTCATCAAATTTGATTAGCTGGTCTATTGGATATTGCTGTTTTAGCTCTTCAAATATCTTCTCTTCATCTGTCATAGACATTTCTCCTATTATATCTTTACTATATATATTTACATTAACGTATAGTAACATAAGTAATAGAAAAAGTAAACTAACAAAATTAGTACGTTTACAAAATCTAAAAATCTGTTATAATTACCCACATGGAACGTATAAATTCTGACTATTTAGAAAAGCTCATAATCAAAGGTATTATGAACAGCAAGGACTTTTTAGTTCTTACATCTGCCGTATTTGAAGCTAAGTATTTTGACGATCCTTATATTAGAGTTGCCTTTGAGTTCTGTAAAACCTACTTTACAGAATATAACGATATTCCCTCAAGAGATTCAATAATAAACTGTTCGGAGGAAAATGTAGAAGGAGTAAGAAACCTTATAGAAGAAGTAGAATCTCTGGAATTTGATTTATCACGAAGTTATGAATTTTTACTGGAGCAATCTAATGATTATTTAAAAGAGAAAGCTCTTAAAAATGCTATAGTTGACTCAATAGATGAAGTAGAAGACCCTGAAAGAAGAAATCAAATTCGTGATAGAATAGAGAAAGCATTAATAAAGGATTTGAAGATAGATTTAGGGCTTCACTACTTTGAACATTTAGGAATAAGGTTACATAGAATATTTACTGCAAGTGAAGACAGAGTACCTACATTTTTTCCTGTATTCGATGAGTTTATAAACAACGGATTCCCTCCTTTCACTCTTAGCATCTTAACTGCAAAAATTCATGGTGGTAAAAGTAACACAATGGCTAATTTTGCGGCAAGGCAAGTTCTAAACGGATTCAATCCAGTAGTTATATCCCTTGAGATGGGAGAAGACGCTTTTGCTCAAAGATTCGATGGTATATATTCCTGTATGGATATTAACAGGATGTACTTGTCAAGAAGATATAAAGAGCAGTTAGTATCTAAACTCAGAGAAATCAAAAGAACAGAGAACAGAGGAGAGTTGTTTATCAAACAGTATCCTACTGGAGAAGCATCCGTTCTTGACTTCAAAGTATATTTGCGTGAGCTAATAATGAGAGGAACACAACCTCATATTCTATATGTTGACTATATTAACTTAATGAAGACAGCATATAAAGTAGAAAGAAATATGTACTCTACTGTCAAGAGAGTTGCAGAAGAACTAAGAGCACTATCATTTGAATTCAAAATACCTGTAGTATCAGTTTCTCAATTAAACAGAGAAGGAACATTTGCAAACTTCAATGCACTAGATTTTAACTTTGTTGCTGAATCTTTGGGAGTTCCAGCTACCGCTGATTTTATGGCTATACTTGGAACAGATGAAGATAAAATGATTTATGAAAATGAAATACTCTATAAGATAACAAAGAACAGGTTAGGAGGTAGAGTAGGAGAAATAGAGAAATTTTATATGGACGCTAGAAGTTTAAAGATGTATGACATAAGTGAACAAGAACTATGGGTTCAAGAAGCTGAAATATCAGGAGATGATAGGGCTTCTGTAGACCATGAAGCAATTGCTGAAAGAAGAAGAGCTAATCAAAACGGAAGAAGAAGAAGAAATGATTAATCAATTATTAGGAGGATTAATTGGAATGATTGGTGAATGGGTTAACAATAGACAGTTGTATTCAGAAGAACAACTAAGGACATTTAGAGAAATGCAACCTCATTATAGAGATTATTCGTCTATGTCTATGTCTTGGTATTCGTCCTCTGCTTCTTCAACCAGAAGACAAAATAATTTGGGAACTTCATATTTTGATTCTCTTGAAAAAAGACTTGAACCAGAAAAAGAAGAATTTTTCAAGAAGGAAGAGTTTGATGTTGAGTGAGAAACAAATAAGAATGTTACAGCTATTGGACTCGCAATTCAAAAATTGTAAAAATTGTGGATTGTATGTTAATGGAATGGCTAAACCATTTTGGACTAAGCATAGTAGATATGCTATTGTTGGTGAAGCTCCAGGATTCCACGAAGTAAAAGGAGGAGAACCATTTGTAGGTCAAGCAGGAGAAATACTAGTCACTCAATTACATGGATGTGGTTTTAAAAAGAGTGATTTTTTAATAATCAACTCTGTCAATTGCAGAGCAATAAAATCAGGTACAAGCTCTAATGGCAAGCCTACAAGAAATGAATTACATGCTTGTCAACCTTGGATAAGAAAATACCTGAAAGTAGTAAATCCAGAAAAAATACTTTGTCTAGGAAATTATGCTAAGTATTATTTTACAGAAAGCTATGAGGGGGTGATGTCTCAAAGAGGAGTATTCAGGCAATATCAGCTTGATCCAAGTACAAGATCATATCCAGTTCTCATAACTGTTCATCCAGCTTTTTTACTTTATAATGAAGAGATTGGATTGCCAGCATTACAAGAAGATTTGAAACTATTTAAGGAATTCCATAATACACCAGATGAAAATTGGGGGTTTACGGAAGAAGAGTTTAACGTATGAGTATACTTGATCCAAATACAGAGATAGGAATAGATTTATCATCATGGGATAGAAGTAAAACAATTAGAATTCCTCTATTAAGACAATATTTTCCTAAGTTAATAGCAAAAGAGCTAGTTAGTGTACAACCAATGGGAAAGCCTAGTTATTGGGAACCTTATGATTTTGTATCACCAATTGAACAAGAATTTTTTAAAGAAGAAGAATTTAACATTGAATAAGCCGATGGGATGAAGAAATCCATAACGCTTGAGGAGGAATAATGTTTATTAATGCTTTTTATGATACCAAAAATTCAATAATGCATCTTTTTGAACAAGTAGAAGGAGAAACAAAAACACACCATGATGAAATTCCTTGGACACCTTATGTTTTCCTACCTTCCAAAGAATCAGATATAAAAACAATTTACGGAAAGTCAGTACATAAGAAAGAATTCGATTCATACTTTGACTACCATAAATTTTGCAAGAACCATGATGCTAGTCATGTTTTTGAGAACAATGCTAAATTTGAAACTCAATTTCTTGCAGAAAGATACTATGGTATTCCAGATGAGGATATTTATGTACCTCCGTTAAAGACATACTATATTGATATAGAAGTTTATGCCGATAAAGGCTTTCCAGATCATAAAGACCCTATAGACCCTATAACCGCTATATCCCTTAGAGATAGTGATACCTCTAGGACAATCACGTTTGCCTACAATCATTTGAATACTGAAACAAGATATACTGGAAATGAGAAATGGCTATATGTGCATTGTGATACAGAAGAAGAGCTTATGAGGAAGTTTTTGAGGTATATGGAGAATCATCCATGTGATGTTATGAGCGGCTGGAACATTTGGGCCTTTGACTTACCGTATATTATCAATAGATCGAAAAAGATATGGGGAGAAAGAGAAGGTAAAGAAATGTACAGTAAAATGTCTCCTATAAAGTTTGTCAATGTATGGAAACAAAAGCTTTCAGATGATATCAACATTGACATGGGAGGATTGACAATTCTAGATTACTACAATGTCTATCGTTGGTATGGAAAGAAACGTGAAAGATACACTCTAGAGTATATCTCTCAAAAAGAATTAGGAGAAGGAAAACTTGACTATTCACAATACAAAAACTTGAATGAGTTAATGGTAAAAGATTGGAATTTGTATATTGACTACAATGCTACAGACTGTAAACGTGTACATGAGCTTGAAAACAAGTTAGGTTACATAAGGATGATTCAAGCTTTAAGTCTTCTCTGCAAAGCTCCTATGAAATATTACAATGCTCAGACTCAGTTGATTGACGGTTTGATGCTTACTCATTACAGAAGAAATCATTTATGTGCTCCTCATTTCTACGGAGGAACACAAGAAGCTTTTAAAGCGGCTCATGTAAAAGACCCTCAAGTAGGATTGCATAAATGGGTAGTGGACGTGGATATCACAAGTAGTTATCCATCTCACATTATTACAATGAATATGTCTCTTGAAACATTCGTAGGAAAAGTATCCGCTATGCCAGAATTTCAAGTTGTAAAGAGTGTAGCAAAAAGAGAATTTCCAGAATTCAAGATGTTAAAAGAGGACAAAGGAGAATGGAAAATTGTAAAAGTTGAGGGAGAGAAATTAGACAAATTCAACCTTGCTTTGAAAAGAGGACTATTGGCTATAGCTCCTAATGGTGCTATATTCTCCACCAATAAAGAAGGAGTGGTAGCTCAAGTTGAAAAGAATGTTTTCTTCAAGAGAAAAGAAGTAAAAGCCAAAAGAGATGAACATGGACATAAAGCAAACGAAACAGAAGGAGCAGTACAAAAGAAACATAAAGACCGTGAAAAGGAACTTGACTCTTTACAGAACGCTTTAAAGATTATGATGAACGCTTTCTTTGGGATTATGAGTGTGCCTTATTCCAGATACTTCAATGTTCATATTGCTTCTGCTATTACCGCTGGAGGAAGACATACAATTAAAAGAGGAGAAGTATTTTGCAATGAACTTTTGAATGATCCTACAGAAGAGATAAAGAACATGCTTAAAGAAATGACTGGAAAAGCTCCTAAAGAGAAATGGGGAGAAAAGGATTATGTGAAATACATTGATACTGATTCTCTATTTGTAGGAATTGGAGAATGGATTGAAGACAATGGATATACAGAAATATGGAATGACTTATCTAAAGATGAGAAGATTGCTTGGATAAAAAAAATCTCTGGAGCTATTGAGAAATATATTGACGGTAGAATCTTCAATGAAGTCCAGCTAGGAGATTATAATTCTCAAGTCCATGATTTTAAGATTGGATTTAAACAGGAGATCATTGCTCAGACCGCTCTATTCGTGAAGAAGAAGAAATACTCTTACTACTTGGTTGATAAAGAAGGAGTACCAAAGGATGAGCTAAAGACTACAGGATTGGAGATTGTCAGAAGCGATAGCTCAGAAGCCATTAGACCACGTTTGAAAAAAGTAATGGAGATGATTGTCAAGCAAGAACCAGATCAAGAAATAGCGGCAGAGATAAGACGCTGTAGAAAAGAACTTAGAGAAATGTCTCCAGAGGACTTAGCCGCAAACGTAGGAATAAACAATATCCGCAAGTATCTAACAGGAACAATAAAGAAGGGAGATTTTTGGGAGGAGGATGATACAAATTTTGTTACAGACCTCATTAATCAAAAGCCTAAGAAGGGAACTCCTTGGCATGTTAAAGGAGTCTATAATTACAGGATGCTTCTTGAAGCCTTGGATATCAAGGATAAATACGAAGACATCTATGAAGGTCTAAAAGCAAAGGTAATCTATGTTAAGCAAAATCCTTTTGGTGTTGACATGATTACGTTTCAGGAATGGCCCAAAGAATTTGATAATGTGATTCAGTTTGACCATGAAACCATGATTGAAAAATTCTTTATCAACAAAATAAGGACTCTGCTTGAGCCGTTAGGAAAGGAACACATCATAGATCGTGATGATACAAAATTGAGTGTCTTTTTCTAAAGAAACTCTCTACCTTAAAGTAGGACAAAAGGTGACGCTAATTGTTGTCAAAGTGACAATTTTTGTCACCTTTTTTTATGGTGAAATCTTGTAAGTACCTGATTTTATTACAAGTGACTTTTTGGCATGAAACTTGCTTGTATATAATATTATAACGGAGAATAAAATAAATAAAAAAAACTTGACAATGTATCTCATATAAGATAGAATGAACTTAGAAACGATGAAAAAGGAAACCAAAAATATAAAGGAGAAAAAAATGAGCAACAAAGTTTATGAAATCGTAACAAACAAAATTCTGGAAAGCCTTGAAAATGGTGAGGTTCCCTGGCATAAACCTTGGAAAGTCGCTTATAACGTGCGTATGCCGCATAACCTTGTTTCCAAAAAAGCCTACAGAGGAATCAATGTTTTCTTGCTGGCTTTTGCTCCGTATGATTCTCCGTACTGGTTGACATTCAATCAATGCAAAAAGCTTGGTGGAACAATCAAGAAGGGTGAAAAATCCAGACTGGTTGTTTTCTGGAAAATCTATGATAAAGAGGTAGAGACAGACGATGGTTCTACCGAAATGCAGAAACGATACATTCTCCGCTACTACAATGTTTTCAATACGGAGCAATGTGAAGACTTGGATTTGAGCAAGGTTCAAAATGACATTGACCAGATTGAATTTAATCCTATTGAGGAATGTGAAGCGATTGTAGAGAACATGCCGAATCGTCCAGTTATCAAACATGAACAGCAAAGAGCTTTCTACAGACGGTCAGAGGATTTTGTTAATCTGCCGAAAAAGAATTCCTTTGACAATGAAGAAGAATACTACTCAACTTCTTTCCATGAGCTTGCTCATTCCACGCAACATGAAGACCGATTGAACAGGCCCAAAGAAGAAGACAATGCCTACAGCAAAGAAGAGCTTGTAGCTGAAATGGCAAGTGCCATGCTTTGTGGAGTGGCAGGAATCGAAAACAAGATCATTGATAACTCTGCCGCTTATATCCAGAATTGGAGCAAGAAGTTTAAGGATAATGTTAAGCTGGTAGTAGAAGCCGCTCAAAAGGCTCAAAAAGCCGCTGATTACATCCTGAATGTAAACAGTAACGAAAGCTAAAATCCAATGGGGAGTGAGAAATCACTCCCCTCTAGGAGAAAAAAATGGAATTCATAGCTTATAAAGAAGAAAGAGATTTTGAAGACAATTACGAAAGAGCAAAGGTTTATAATGAAGTCTACCATCTGCTAGTCAAAGCTGATTCAATGACCTGTAAAGGTTGTGGGAAAGAATTCGATACAAGGGATTTGCAAGTCCATATGTATGACCATGATGGGGGCTGGAATGTTGGATTGGAAAAGAAACAATGGCTTTCAATTCTTTGTGAGGATTGTGGATATCATACAAGTTTTTCAAAATTAAGGATAGGAAGATAATGGACATAGGAAGTAAAAAAGGATATCCTTCAAGTGCTCTGTCAAACTTCGCTCCTCATCCATTTTACTTTGATGGGATTTGGTGTGCAAGCATGGAAGGACTTCTGCAAGCGTTTAAATTCAAAGATGCAAACGTACAGGTAGAAGTCTGCAAGCTTGTGGGATTGAAAGCAAAGTATAAAGGAAAGAAGAGAAACAAAGCTTGGAAGAGAATTCAGACTCTATGGTGGATGTACAAGGAATACAAAAGAGGAAGTGACGAATATCAGAAGCTTCTTGACAGGGCTTATGATGCTCTGGCTACCAATACTAAATTTCAGAACGCTTTGCTTGCTACTGGCAATGCAGTTTTAAAACATACAATCGGCTCAAGTGATCCGTCAAACACGGTTTTGACTAGACAAGAGTTTTGTTCAAGACTAACTAAAATAAGAGAAAGGTTGAAAAATGGATTATAGAGAAGTAGAAAACAAAATTCCTAGCATGTCAGATTATGACATGGAGAAAAAGAAAAGAGAAGGGAAGTTTCCGAAAGATAATTTTAGAACTGTAGCTTCATATGAGAAGCTTTATCCTCTTGGAGACTACCATCCGAAAGCCAGCCATAGACCTTTTGCAAGCGTAGGTATGTATGCAAAAAATGTTATGGCAGTAAATAGCGGAATCAAACGGTGTCCGAAAAAAGGTGAGTGGTATTTGAGCGGAGCAATCATTACGGCTTACAAAGCACCTAATGACTTGTCCAGCGAATATTATATTGCTGAAATTGTGGAAGTCAAAGAAGTCAAACTATATAAAGCAAAGGCAATCGGAAATGGATAAGAAACTTGCAAATGATGAAGACCTGATTTTTCTTACAGACCTTTTTGGTTGTGAGGATGGTGGATTGAATTACATCAAACTCTGCATGTTCATAGATGCCATGAAAGAGAAAGCTAAAAACGGTGACGCTTCTGCAAATGAGCTTGTACAGGTTTTAAGGAAATTCACTAAACTAGTAAAAATAGCTATCAGATAGGAGAAGATTGGGTAGATGTTCCAATGGAGCAAAGAACGGATTTTCTGGTTGCCGCAATTTTGAACAGAGCGCAATTACTTCTTTCATAAAAAAAATGGGGAAGAGTGCTTCGTCTTCACTCTTCCCCTGCTCCTCTCATGGAAGGTGTTCCTCTTTTCACGCTTCCATGCTTCCTCAATACTATTTATATTTTTTCAAACGATTTTTTCAAAATTTTTATTTTTTTTCTAGGTTTTCTCCTATAATACCAGATGTCTCCGTATCCTCCAAACAATCTAACTGGAATGAACGTAGTGGTAGGTTCTCCTAACTCTATCTTTTCCCTCAAGGGCCATTCAGTAGGTTTATATATTTGTCTTAGTTTTCCTCCGCAATCGCATATCCTTAAAGGTAATGGATAGAAAGTAGTCTTTTTGCATTTATAACACTTGTATTCATATCCACTTCCAATCATTTTCCTTCTATCATCTTTTGGACTTTGACAGAAATTTCTCCCTGTCTATCCATTGAAAGATTTTTGAATTCTGGTATTTTTTCTAAAGCTTTATAAATTCTATCTACTAGTTTCGCTTCATTCAGTTTGCTTTCTATCTTATCTAAGATATTCATTTATACTTCCTTGCTAACTTATCAATTTTCATTCCTTTAAAAACTCTATTTTCAAAATATTTGTATAAATCAGGAGTTATATATTTAACTAAATCAGGTCTATCATCTAAAATAAATCCTATTGTTTTAAATATTTCTCTTGTTTTCCAAGTAAATTTTTCTCCTCCAATTCCTAATAAGTCTTCTCCTCCAGCACCATGTTCCTTTCCATATTTTTTTAAATCAGCTATTAATTTTTTAAGCTCTGCTTCATCCTTATCTTTTTTCTCTGTCATATATTTTTCAAACGGAGTAAGCAACATATCAGAATACTTTTCTTCTCCTACTTTCTTTTTCTTCTTCTTTGGTTGTTCTGGCCCTATCTCTTTTTTCTCTGGAGGTTGAGGAGGTTCCTTTTCAGGTGGAGGTTCTTTCTCTGGAGGAGGTTCCTTTACTGGAGGTTCCTTTCCTTCTGGAGGAGCTTCGGGAGCTTTCGTCTTAATTGGCTTAGTTTCTTTATCTACATTGCTCCATTTATTTTTCTTATCACGTAAATCCGCTACAATAGCATCATTAGCATCATTCTCTTCCTTCTTCTTCATTGCATCCAGAGCTTGGTTGATAATATCTAGATATCTATCTATCTTTTCAGAGGGATATTTTCCTCCTACTTCTGGTTCTTCTAAGTCCAAGGCTTGTTTTACAATATCTTGCTCTGTTAAAAAATTCTTTAGTCTCATTTCATTATACTCCCTTGATTGCCATTCCCTGGTACGTGAGAAGGAGTCCTGAAAGTAACCATCATTGTTCCTCCTAAGATTCTAGGTTTCTCAGACCTCATAAAAACTTTACCTCCTGAATCTATGGCAATGGAGCTTACTCTTCCTCCATCCGTTGCATCTTTAGGTTGAGTTAAAACTCTGACATCCCAAGAACCAGCTAATTTTTCTATGTAGAAATTACTTTTTTGAAAAATATCTTTTGCTTCTTTCTCTTTATCGTCTGCATTAATGATTGTTATATCATCTGCAACATTTCTTATTTTTGTTTGAACGTCTGGTGAATTAGGTTTTAAATAAATTACTTTGTCTATTCCTTTCTTTTTGATAAACTGTTTTACTTTTTGGGCCGCTTTATTCACATCGAATTTTCCTTTAAATCCATCCCAAGGTAACATCTTGTAAAGCTCAGAACTACCAAACATCCATTTAGTTCTGGCTTGTTTGATGTTAATTTCTTTTCCAGATAGACCACTAGACCATCCTGCTCCTTTAGGTTTTATATCCCATGTGCTTCCAGCATAGTTATTCGCTTCAAGATCAAGTCCAGCAAGGTCTAACGCTCTTATCATAACCTTCTCAAAACGCTTTCCTCTCTTTCCCCAATCCTCTACAGTTTTTTCTGCTAGATCATAGTCCAGAATGTCTAGGTCTTCATAATCTTCTAAATATTCTTTAAATCTCATTACGCATACCAGCTAGCATGTTTTGGTTTTCCATCCCACATAGGAGTTGCACCATACTTTGAAGTTAAATATACTCTTCCACTATATGAGTATATTTTTCTTTGTTGTGCTGGCCCTGTAAACTTTCCTTTTATCGGAACAGTTTCTCCGCTCATAAAACCAGTCTCTTTCATCTTCCCTGCAATCGGTCTTACTTTTACTGTTTTACCAGTAGGAGAAACTTGTACTACTTGATACCAGTCTATATTAGTTTGATCGTAACCCCATGAGTTATAGAAAATGTCTCCAACTTTTGCAAGTTCATTTTGTCTAAGGTCTTCTTTTGGAGGTTTAGATGTTCCAGGACTTTTCCCCATATCCTCTTTACCACCACTTCTTTGAGTAGTAAACCCTTTGAAGTCCTTTGGTACTTTACCTCTTGCTTTTAGAAGTTCTATATCAGCTTGACTTAGCTTTCCTTCTTTTAAATATTTGTCTATTAAGTCTAATATTTTCATTCCAACTTCTCCTTAAAACTTAAATTTCAATTTTTGAATTTCTCCTGTTTTCATATAATGTTCAGAAGCTTTTTTTAGATTTTTTGTAGCAGTTAGAAGTCTACCAGTTACACGGTTTAATTTATCAAGAGCATCAATAGCATTGTCAAATTCAGCTTTCCTCACTTGCTCTGCCGCAAACTTCATTGTATCTTTCCATATTTCAATTTCGGTAGCAACTTTGTTTTCATTGCCAGTCCATTTCTGTCTAGCTTCTCCTATATACTTTTCTACCTTATCCATAATTACTCCTTTAAATCTTTATTTCATCGTCCAGCTTTGTTCTGTCTACTCCTTTTAATTCCATGATAGACTTAGCCATACGTCTGTCACCAAACCACCATGTTACACAAGATACAGTTAGATAAACAACTATAGACGTTGTATCCATAAATATCTCTTTAGCTTGTATAGCCGTTAACTCTGTTCCGCTTTGTTGCATAATTTGCCAAGACATCCACGTTACCCATGTAGTAATTCCGCATAGATATACTGTTAATGAAGGTCTAATAAGACCTCTTAGAAAATCCACCATTCCAAATAGAAACGAAATTACACTAGCAATTGGAACTGTAAAAAGTTTCCACGAAAGGAACTTGCGTTCTTGTGCAGGAACTATAGTTCCGTCTGAAAGTTTCTTTTCTTTACTATTCCATGTAATCATATATCCGTCAATATTTAACAGATTGTCAATCCATTTATTACTGAATAGTGCTTTGTTTCCCTCTTTTAGACTTTGCATGTAGGCATTTGCATCTGCAATGTCTATAGCACCTTCAACTTGAGCTTGAGTAATTTTTATGTTGGCTTTTGCTTCCTCAATCATTGCTTCTGTTTCAGCTTTCACCATAGCGACTTCATGCTCATTTTTAAGTTTCAACATATCCATTTCTAGTTTGGCTTGTTTGTACTTAAATATACTTCCTACAACATTTCCTATAAGTCCAGTTAAGCCACCTAATATAGTTTCTATTAACATAACATCCTCCTTTATTTTACATCTGGAAGATAAGCTATCCCTGTTTTCTTATCATACCAGTACCCACCAAACATCTGCTTTGGTGCATTTCTAAATATTAAATTATTTTTTTTAGCATAAGCCCATAAATCATCCATAGTTCCTGTAGCTACTGTTTTAAGATTATGAATAGCTCTATCCATCATTACATCGTCCATATCCATTCTTTTTAATTCAAATGTCTTACCTTCAAATTTTGCTTCACCTAGATATTTGTCTATATTATGCATCGAATTCTCCCTGTTAATCCAGAGGTTCAAACCCCATTGAATCAACCATATATAATTTTCCTCTTACTTTAACTATGTCACCTACAGACATGCTTGTGTGTCGAAGTCCTTTGCTTTGAATAAGCGTTCTGGCTTGACCTACTGGACTCCAATGTTCACCTTGCATAATTCTGAATATTTTTTCCATGTTTGTTTCTTTTATTTTACCTAGAAGTACATGAGATTTTTTTAAAGTCTTAGAGGTAGGCAATTCAGGAATACCAGGTTTTCCTGCCAATTCCTTCATAAAACTTGGCCCACTACTCATAAACCTGAAAGCATCTTTGTTCATATACCAAATTTCAGTTTGTCCTGGAGCTAATCCCTTGTCCATATACTCTGCATCATTCAAAGATTTGTATTGCGGAACGTCTACATTTTCTCCTAGATATTTGTCTACTAAATCCATATTAGAATCCTCCAACTATATTTAATTCAAATGGTTTGTCTTCCATTATATTTCTAAATTCCCTAACAGTAGGCTTAGAAGTTAATACTGCTCTTTGCTCAAGAAGAAAACCATGCTTCCTACCCAATAAAATACACCCATTAACATGAGACTTGAATCCTTTGTTAACATCTCCAGCCCAATTTCCAGAGTGCATAAGTATCCAGCTTCTATCAGGAACATCTGTAACCCAATAGACTGATCCGTATTTTGGAGATTGACGAATGACTACATTATATGTTCCTGCTGGAATACAAGAAATACTTCTCTGATTATCCCTCCAAGGAAGTTCAAGAGTCTTGCATGTAAAATCGTATGTTACTAATACACCTTCTGTACCTTGATCGCTAGTTGTTGTCCTTATCAGGTAAACTTTCTTCATTTATTATATCCACCTTTTTATCTCTTACATCTATTTTCAATTCTATTTCATGTTTAGCCTTTATTGCAGTTATATCTGTTTTGTTGTTTATTGCATACGTGAAGACTGTTCCAAGTCCTCCTAAAATTATCACCATTGCAAAAATAAAAAGCTTTGTTGAGATAAAGCTTTTGGCATTGCTTAAATGTAGCTCTGCATGTTTTTCAAATTTCTTATTTACATCTGTTTTTACTTCATCTACTTTGTTATGTATACAAGTCTTCAATTGACTTATATTTGTATTCAATGTAGCTGTATTAGAATCTAACTTTTTATTTAAGTCTTTTAATTCCCTAGTCAAAAACTCTTCCATGTTAAAGTCGCTCATATAGATATACTCCTCCTCTTAAAAAGACTCCTCTACAATTTATTTATATTTTTTATATAAATTATATATGTTTTTCCGTTTCAAAATAACAAAATTTTATAAATATTAGTGATATGGAAGAATTACTTGGTAGAATAGATAACTATTTGGATATTCAGAATAAGAAGGAACGTATAAACGAATCCTTATATATATCATCTGACATCAAAGAAGTAATTGAATTGGTTAAGAAGTCAGAAGATAGAGACAAGATTTTGTCTTTACTGGATGAGGACGTAAGAAATAAAATAGAAAAATTAATCGAAGGTGGATTACTATGAGCAAATTAAAAGAAGTGTTGAATGAAGCCAAAAAAGAAAACGGCAAAAGTAAAATGCTTCCAGAGCTACATGCATTGGATGACACTATAGAAAAATTTATTCAGAAATTGGAAGACAAAATCAATAAGATTAAAGACAATCCAATTTTTGTAAGAAAAGCATTTCAATTACTAGGTGATATGAGCAAGGAATACAGCGAGTTTATGTTTGCTCTAAGAGCCGTTGTCAATGCTGTAGATAGGAAAGGAATGGTTCTTCCTACAGAAAAGCCTGTAGGAAAGGTAAGGGATATCAATTCACGTTTTAGAGCAGGAGATGAAAATGAAAATCAACCTCCTCCTCCAGAAGGAGAAGAAGAAGCCCCACCAACATCAGCATCAGAAGCTCCTAAAGTTCCTAAAAAAAATAAAGGACTTAAAGAAGCATTAACTATAGATGAACAAACTCATATAACAGTTGAAGTAAAATTGGATGGTAGTAAATATGAAACTGTAAAAAAAGTTCCAGTTAGTGTTCTTTCAGGAGGAAGAAGTGTTTTAAGAGGAGGAGCTATGTCTTCTGGACAAGCACTCAGTCAAAGAAATGCCGATATAATAGACTACCTAAAATCATTAGGATATAAAAAAGTAGAGATAATTAAAGTTCATTAAAATGGATATCATTGATAAGATAAATATCTATATAGAAGAAGATCGTTTGTCTGGAAAGACTCATGCCGCAAAGAAGTCATATGAGCGCAAGCATTATCGTATGACTAAACATAAGAAAAAATCAAGCTTGAATAGATTAGAAAGATCGGCAGAGGGAGACAAAAGAGAAAAACGTAGGGATAAGCTTGCAAAGGCAGGGAGAACACCTACTGGCAAGGATAAAGTTAGATATCATGTATAGGAGGAAACCATGAGTGAAAATAAAACATTG